ATACGACATCCGATGGATTGATCTGTCCATAAATACTAAACCATATTCACCACCAGTAATCCCTACAATCGAGCCACCATCGGGAATATCTTGGAAGTCTGCCTGTGTGGTAGCAGAATTAGTCCAAGATGACTCATCTCCTAATGCTGACCATTGCACTCTATTTTGATAACTAGATTGATAACCAGATACTACAAAGTCTCTTACTACTGTTACATATCTTGCTTCTGGTGCATCTGCTGCTAAATTTGCAAACAAAGAAGAACTATTTAAGTTAAATCCCTGTAATTTATCGAAACCATTAGCTGCAATAATGACATTACCAAACTGCGTAAACTTCCAACGCTGATCTGTAGGTGTCGTATAGTTGCCAGATTTTGACACATTGTCTAAAGACAAATCCGCAGAATCTAACTTAAATAGTTTTGTAGAGCCACCGGCAAATACAATCGTAGCCCCTGCTGTTGTTTTTCCTGCTACCACATTGTTTAGATTCTCAGATGCGGATGCAGAATAATCTACAACAGTAGGAATAGCACCATAGCCAACTAATTTGGAGTAAACATTCTCTGCTCTCCTGAGACCATTAGTAATACCTGGCTGATCTGGTGTCCATTCTCCGAATGTTATTCTGCTGATTGCCATTAATTATTTACCCATGAATTATTGCTACCAGAACTTGTAGTCCAAGTAGTCGATGTTGGTGTTGTTCCTGTCCAAGGTTCTGAACCTTCCGATGATACTGTCCAAACTGTCGTACTAGGTGCTATACCTGTCCAAGCCTCTGTTTCTGCTGTCTCGCCTGTCCAATTATCGCCTAATATTCTGCCTAGGCAACTTACTGTAGAAGTGTTAGAAACAGAACCTAAAGCAGAAAATACTGCGTTTGCATAACACGCTATGTTGGCTAATGCGTTAACACTAGCGTTGCCAGAAAAGTTTGCATTGCCAAGTGTACTAACTGTTGTTACACATACAATTTGACAGTTTGCTATTCTTTGTCTGATTGCACTTGCTGTTATTGTTGCACTAGCAGATATAGAACCACTAAAGTCTCTTATTCTGATACAACTTGAGTTTACTAAAGCTGTACTAGTAATACTAGCATTAGCAAGCCGAAGTCTAATCGCGCTACTAACTACAGAACAAACACCATCTATAGATGCGCTTGCCTCTGTAGGTGTTACATCACCTACACAATATCCTGTATCCCAATATCCATATACGACATATTGGTCTGCAAAAGCCATCAGCAGTCCTCTGCGCCTTCGTAATCGCTATAGGTCTTTAGAACCTCGTAGATTGCAGGGATTAAGTCACCCTTTAAATCTTCCATGTTGATATAGTGTGCGTTCTCTTTGACTGTAGCCATATTGCTGTGCCTTGCCGACTCGTCATAATGAATAGCGACTTGGACTTGAATTTGGTCTTTTGTACCAAAGAAGTTTGTGATTCGTGCGTAGGCTTGTGGGGCTGGTACGCCAAATTGGGTTTGAACGGGTAATCGTAAAGCCATTGTAGTTCTCCTTAGAAAGTTGTTTCGGTTGTGCGGATTTGGCAAACTGTACGAATAGTCGTACTAGCTTGTCCTGTAAAGGTAACTCTTAAACCACCATTGGTCGTATCTGCTGTTACTGCAATAGTCCAAGTAGATGCCCCAGCGTCAGCAAAGCTAGATGTTACTGTAGGAGTGCCTACCAAGGCTGTAGATGCAGCGTTAGCACCTCGCTTGATAACACCTTCGATAGTAAATCCTTTAGTATCTCCACCGCCAGTAACTCCTGAGATAACTTCACCTCTAAAGAAGTAAGCAGAGTTGTTAGGTAGTATTACTTGGTTTGTTGTTCCTGCGGCTGAAGTATCGCTTCTTAATGCAGTAGCAGTTGCATCGGTTGTTTGTACGGCAAGAATTAATAAAGCGGATTGACTTACTCCTGAAGCTGACGCAATGGGAGTGTTACAAGCAGGAAATACTTGATTTCCTACTATACTTCTAGTTGAGCCATAAGCCCCTGAAGTTATACCACTATAATTTGAATTACTTAAATTGCTGTTTCCAGTACCGACAAAACTAGCAAATCCACTAGCTTGATTACCAAATCCAGCCCCAACAAAAGAAGATGTGCCACTAGAAGTATTGCCTGCAGATTGGGTTGGTAAGTTTCCAAAAAAACCACCACCACATACAACAGCACCAAAACCTGTAGAAGCTGTGTTTGCACCACCACCGCCTACAAATGAATAATTTGAACTTGCTGTGTTTTTCCATCCACCAGCCACTACTGACCAATCCCCACTAGCCACATTCCTATTAGCCGCAGTACCAGCATCACCACCACCACCGATAAATGAATAACTACCTGTAGCTTGGTTATTACCACCGCCTACTACTACTCCATGAGGAGTAAAGAAAGATAGAGTTGGAGTGCCTGTGGCTGTAGCGTTTTGGCTTAATGTAAGAGATGTGCCAGATATTGCTGATACATAAGTGTGAGGAAATGTGTTGATGCCTGTGCCAGTAATAAGCTGTCCTACACGGATGTTTGCGTTACTTCCACTTAAAGTAACCGCAGTAGAACCTGATGTTACTGTAGTCGTTGCTTGAGTAGTTGCTGCACTTGCGCTAGTACCTGAGTTAGTAAAACCATTTCCAATAAAATTCCAATAACCTGCGGCAGTATTTGTATAGCCGTTAACTACTGACCCGCCTGAACTGCCTCCCGAATTTTGGTAACCCCCACCAATAAATGAATAAGTACCTGATGAATTGTTTACACCACCACCTACTACAGATGCAGCAAAACCAGAAGCAATATTGGCTTCTCCACCAGAAACTACGCATCCGAAACCACTTGCAACTTGTGAAGCGGTATTACGCTTAGTCTGCCAGTCTGTTGCATATATACCCCTAGCATTACCACCTGCTGTAGTAGATGTAGTAGCTTGTGCTTGTAATGCGCCTGTTCCTGCTGGTTGTACAAATAAAGAACCATTAGACTCTAGTCCAATAGTAGATACTCCACTAAAGGATAGGGTAGGAGTTCCGTAAATAACGGCTGATGTTGTTACTAAATAAGTATTAGCAATTGAGCCAACTTCTAGTTGTGCGCCCCATAAAAAAATGGTTTGCCCTGCTGTTACATTAGTTGTGTTATCTGCGTTAGAAATACCAAAATCAATAAAACCAAATGCTGCAGTTGAAGTTCCTGTAGCAGTACACCTGTACCAACCATTGCCGACAGATGTAATTGTTGCTGTAACACCAGCACTTAATGTTCCAACAGTTCCTGTGCCTAAATTAAACCAAGCTCTAGTTGTAACTCCAACAAAAACTAATCCAATCCATCCAAAACTACCTGTGCCAGCTTTAAAATACATTGAACCTGTGTATACAATTCCTGAAATTGTGGCTGGGGATATTCCTCGTCTTGCAGATGATTGCGTTCCTGAAGCTGTTAATGTAGATGCAGTTGTAGTTGAATCAGGAGCAGTTGTAGAATTTCCAGTTAATGTGGCACTTCCAATGGTAGTCCAATCAGCAGGCGATGTATTAATTGTTTGCGAATTAATAATTAAATTCTGCCCAGTACCCCTTAACACTCCTGTCTGTCCTGTAATCGTAGTAGCGTTTACAGTAGATGGGGTAGTAGCACCGATAGTAGTGCCATTGATTGTGCCGCCTGTAATGGCAGCAGCAGTCTTTTCTACCTTGTCTGTATTAAGATTGGTAAAGTTAGCATCTACCTCTACATGGGTAAGCGGAGAGCCTTTACCGGCTCTGGTAACAATAGTAGACATATTAAGCTAAGGTAACTGATAGATTACCGATTGCGATCTTAAATACATCTCCTGTTTCTATTGTTTTAGAACTGTCTAGTGCTGTATGGTAGTACAGATTACCGCTTGTGCTTGCATCCAAAATGCCGATATGGCTTACTGTTCCCCAAGTCGATGTGCATTGTGGGAACTCTACCGCAGCAGAGTTTGTAGATACACCATTGCTCGGTGCGCCAAAAGTTACTGATTGTCGAGCATACGATCCACCACTTACCTCTGTTCCTGATCCAGCATCTGTTGGGTCTGCTGTATAGAGACCAACATAGACTACAGAAGGAGAGGTAAAAGTTGTTGCTCGTAGAGTTGCATTGATTAGTGCGTTCTCTAGGTAGTTTGACATTTCAGCCATGGTATTTCCTTATCGTGATGTAACGCGCATTTGTAATGGAACACCCGAATATTCACCAGTTTGGTCT